GTGCGATGATAAGCAGGTTATTCAGTCTGTCCTAGAGACAGATACCGCATGGGCTGTAGACGACTACGCCCTCAACCAAGAGTCTATTTCCATTGAGCATGCAGGCTCTGCGGCTCAAACGCCAGCCCAGTGGGGTGACGGGTACAGCGTTGCCGAATTACACGTCTCAGCGGCTCTAGCAGCCGATATAGCCCGTCGTAACCACATCCCCCTGGTGAAGCTATCACCAGAGGATGTACTGGCTGGTAAAGCGGGTTTTGTGGGTCATAACGACATTACCCTTGCCAAGAAGATAGCTGGCGGACATACGGATCCTGGCGCAAATTTCCCATGGGATTCGTACCTTAAAGCCGTAGCTATGGTACCGTAGTAGAGCTGGAACAATCCAGCTTCTCACTATAGGAGATACCATGAAGTTTAACAAAGCTATCGTAGAGCATTACCTCGCCGCACTTCTCGTTGCTGGCGTATCTATCTGGCAGACCGGTAACCATCACCTCAAGTCTGTTGCATGGGCTGCTGTTGTAGCAATTCTTGGCCCAGTTGCCGTTGGTGCTTACAACCACTTTAAGTCAACAGCCGCAAAGTAAATTCGCGCTTGAACCGTCCCTGTGTAATCCGCAAGGATAGGCCAAACGGCTAGCGTGTGAAAGACAACACCCTTTACGCCTCTACATAAAGCGCACCAAAAGGGTTACTTGCATAAACAGTAATGTTTATCAGCCCCGCTTCGGCGGGGCTTCTTTTTTTATGCCGTTTTACTGTTAGAGGCTATCAGCCTAGCCGCCTCGTTGGGGAGCCTGACAGGCTCCACCGTAACCGCATTCGCTTCGCTCATATTATAGTCATACCCAGAGGCGACTTGTCAACTTATACCATTGGCAGATTCCATCGGCGTGTCTGGTTTGACAGTGGCGAATACCACCCTGCTATGCTCACGCCATGAACGAAACAACTGTGCAACACCGATCCTTTAGCGCCTTTACTTCATGGTTGCGCTGTGGCAAAGCATTCCAGCTAGAGCGTAACTTGCAAGCACCACAAGAGCCAGCTTGGTGGTTCGTGGGAGGCTCAGCCTTTCACGCCGCTGCCGAGGCTTTCCTACTGACGGAATTTGAAAAGAAAAAAAATCCGACAGATGAGGTTCCATTCTAATGACAAAAGAGTTTACATTTTATGGTCGTGTATACCTAACCACTGGTTACAGCAAGCATACTGTTCGCCTTGGATTTAGCGTGGGCAAGTATGGCATTGACGCCGACTTCTTTTTCTTTTGGTTCGCGCTGGAGTGGTGATGGATGACATCGCAAACCTCAAGCCAACAACCGGTACAGAAGCCGACTATCGTAATCTCGGCCCAATCCGAGTCTGCCCCTGCGGGTCGGATCTATGGAGCGTCAAGTGTAAGTTTGACGATGACGGAGAAATCGGTATCTATTTCCTTGACATCAACTGTGCGCTATGTGGTAGCCTCGCAGTCGCAGTCACGCCACCACTAGGAGAATCACATGGGTAAAAGACACGCCAAAGTAATCAGCCAGCAGGCTTTCCAACAAGCCTTTGCTGAAACCGAAGTCGTTATGCGACTTGCACTTGGTAAGCAAATCCAGAATCTTATTGACAAGGAGCCTAACGAGATGATTAAACTTGGTCTTGACCAAGCTCGCAAGCTCGTTGCCGGAGAGGAAACCATCGCATGAGTTGGGATACCATTTGGGAAAAGGCTTTCGTAGATCAGATTGCCGAGGTTGAATCTAAGTCCAGCACCAATCCTGTTGATTGGCGCGTGGGTGGACGAGCAACCAAGCAGTATCCCAACAAGGAAGACAAGAATTGGTGGGATGAAAACGGCAAGAAGATGTTCTTTGATTTCATCAACGCTTGGCAAGAATCTCAGTTGGAGATTTGGGTTAGCCCAGAGGGCGTACCTGGCATTGAAATTGGTTTCAACCAATACTTTGGCGATGTGCTTATCAAGGCATTCGCTGACTTGATTGCCGTTCTACCCACTGGCGAGCTAATCGTGGTAGACTTTAAGACCGGCAAATCAACGCCTGACTCGGCTATGCAGTTGGGCATCTATGCCTGCCTCATGGAGATGCAGTTCGGCATTCGGCCCACTCGCGGTTACTTCTACTCAGCACGAGACGCTAAGTTCGAAGAAGCTGAAGGGTTGAGTCGCTGGACAATTCCCGTCATGACTGAGTTGTTTGCACAGTTTGCGCGAGGCTTGGAAGCGGAAGTATATTTGCCTAACATCGGCATGGCGTGTAGCTCATGCGGAGTAAAGGACTATTGTTACGCCGTTGGCGGAGAGCTTTCATCAATTTACGATCCACTATCACAGATAAAATAAGGAGCAATACCATGGCAGCAGAAACAACCAAGTTCCAAGTCAACTTCAAGTTGGCTGACGGAACCTTAATCAACATCTATGCAGATAACTCAGCAGAGTTGGAAGCACAGTTGGCAACCATCCAAGACACAGCCGCACTCATCGGCTCTGTCTCGGCTTCACTTGGCAATGCCGGCAACGTCCGCAACGCCATCCAGTCTCTCGGCGCAACCGTAGTGTCAGAGACACCAACACCATCACCGTTGACCTTGGCTGTTCACCAGTGCAAGCACGGTGAGCGTCAGTTCCGTGAGTCAAAGCCAGGCGCACCTAAGGCGTGGAAGGGCTACTTCTGCCCAACGCCGAAGGGTACACCTGATCAGTGCGAGCCTAACTTCGTTCGCTAATCCGTCATGCTGTCACTACACCAAGCGGCAGCGAAAAGCACGAACGATTATGCACTGCTACCAGACCTATTCCCTTCGCTCGTAAACGAAGGGATTAGGTTTCGTAGAGGACAACTGACAATGATTGCAGGCGCACCTAACGCCGGCAAATCACTCATAGCCCTTTGGATGGCAGTTCAAATGAAAGTGCCTACGCTGTATATATCAGCAGATACAGATGGCTATACCACTGCTATCCGAGCATCGGCAATGATTACCGGTCATAAGGTTTCCACTGTCGAAGAAGCATTCTCCAGCGGTGCTGGTCAGGACTTCTACGGTCAAGAGCTAGAGAGCATTAAGCATTTGCAGTTTGACTTTGCGCCTAGCCCTACCCTAGATGAAATCGATCTTGCTATCCGTGCTTACGGCGAAGCCTATGGCGAATATCCACACATGATTATTGTGGACAATGCTATGAACGTTGTCTCTATGGCAGGCGATGACTGGTCTGGCCTTCGTGAGATTGCCAAAGCAATGCACCATATTGCTCGTGAGACAGAAGCCGCTGTTGTGCTACTGCACCACACAAGCGAAGCTGAGGGCAAGCCTGACTTGCCACCAAGCCGTAAAGCTATTCAGGGCAAGATTGCCCAGTTGCCAGAGATGATCCTGACAGTGGCTCTCGTGCCACACTCAGGCGAGTTTCGTGTCGCTTGTGTGAAGAATCGCTTTAGCAAGCACAGCGCCACCGGTGATAATTACTTGACCTTGTGGGCAGACGCTAGCCGTATGACCTTATATTCAGAGCTGAGCCAGATGCGAGTCGGGCAGACATGGAATGAGATGCGCCAATGAGTTTCAAAGAAGGGTTAGATTATTTCAACGGACAGGTTGGCGCACTTAATATGTACGACACGACCAACACTGACGAGGAAAAATTTTTTGCCAAAAAATATTTGGTGAAGCGCGAAGCGCATGACATCTGTGAGATACTAGGGCTATGAAACAATCAGATGCCATTAGGTTTGAAATCCTGCACATGTGCAAATGCGATGACTGCCTCAACGCGAAGCTTGATAAGTTCAAGGAAGCTGTAGAGAAGGAATCGAAGTGAGCGATACGTTTTATTACATCTATTCAAAAGACGAATGCGGCGTATGGTTTTGTCAACCAGTAAGGAAGTCCGATGAGTACATACGGTAAGCGCAAAGGTAGTAGTTTTGAAGTTGGTATTCTCAAGTTTCTTCGTGGCAAAGGTGTGCTAGCTGAACGTTTACGCCTAGCAGGCAAGGATGACGAAGGTGACATCGTGTGCATCGTTGCAGGTGCGCCGTACATCTTTGAGCTGAAGGCAACAGCCAAGATGGACTTGCCACAGTTCTGGCGTGAGGCTACCACCGAGGCATTTAACTATGCTAAGGCGCGTAACTTAGATGTTACGCCACCAGCTTATGTTATCGTCAAGCGCCGCATGGCGGGGCTAGACCAGTCGTGGGTTATCCAAGATTTGAACCAGTGGTTGAAAGTGACAGGGGGAATAGAATGATTTTTTTTCCTGATAAAAAATATCAAATTATTTATGCTGATCCGCCTTGGAGCTATCAAGGCAACATGATGAACAGTTCTGTTACAGACCATTATTCGGTAATGACCATTAAAGATATATGCGATTTGCCCATAAAAGATATAGCAGACGATAATTGCGTGTTATTTATGTGGGTTACTTATCCCAAACTCAATCAATTTATGCAGGTTGTAAAAGCCTGGGGCTTTGAATACAAAAGCGTTGCCTTTACTTGGGTAAAAAAGAACAAAAAATCAGATACATTTTTCTTTGGTTTAGGTAGATGGACAAGAGCAAATCCAGAAATTTGCGTAATTGCCACAAAGGGAAGTATCAAAAGACTATCTGCCGGCGTTGCAAATTTGCAGATATTTCCTATTGAGCAGCATTCTAAAAAACCAGATAAATTCCGTGATTTAATTACTGAGCTGGTGGGAGATTTGCCACGCATAGAATTGTTCGCTCGTCAGCCAGCAGAAGGCTGGGATTCTTGGGGCAATGAAGTATGATTAGCAAACCTGACCTTGGCGCCGTGCTAGAACATTACGGCGTAAAGGTATTAGATCGTCATGGTTGGGTGCCGTGCAAGTGTATTATCCATGATGATGCACAAGCCAGTGCCGCATACAACCTAGACAACCAAGCATACAACTGTCTGGTATGCAACCTACTGGGTGATGTATATGACCTAGTAGCTCGGAAGGAAAACATAAAGGAGTTTAGAGATGTTAAACGCAGAGCAGAGGAACTTGCTCACGGAAGCAGCCGAAAAATATTGCAACAGTCTCACACCACAGGCAGCCTCTTACCTAGAGGCACGAGGCATAACAGCGGAAGTCGCGCATACGTTCCGTCTTGGAAGCGTCGTGGAGCCTAGTGCCGGACATGAGCATGCAGTCGGCAGACTATCCATTCCCTACCTTACACCCGCTGGCGTTGTGGGCATTAAGTTTCGGAGCATAGATGACACAACTCCAAAATACCTCTGGCCTTCGGGTCAAAAGATTGGGCTATACAACGTACTTGATCTTCATCGCTATAGCGATACGATTGCCATTTGCGAAGGCGAGATTGACACGATTGTTGCATCGGGTATCGTGGGAATCCCTGCGGTTGGAGTTGCTGGAGTCAGTCAATGGAAGCCCTGGTTTCCTAAACTATTTGAATCGTACACTCGCATCCTTATCTTTGCGGATAATGATGTCAAGGAAGACGGAACTAACCCAGGACAAGAGCTAGCCCGCCGGATCAAGGAAGACTTGGACAAGGCTACTATCGTTCAGTTGCCACCCAATATGGATGTCAATGAGATATACTTGCAACTCGGCAAAGATTGGTTTACTGAGAGGCTGGCGGCATGAGTACATTCGTATCTTTGTTTGCTGGTGTCGGTGGCTTTGACCTTGGCTTTGAGCAGGCTGGTCATACTTGCGTAGGTCAAGTGGAGATTGACAAGTATGCACAGAAGGTTTTGAAGAAGCATTGGCCAGATGTGCCACTGCATAATGATGTAACAACCGCAGTTGAATGGGCAAAGGAGATTGATTTAATTGGACGAGTGGACATTGTTTGCGGAGGATTCCCCTGCCAAGACGTCAGCGTTGCTGGGAAGCGTGCTGGAATCGCTGGGGCAAGAAGTGGTTTATTCTGGGATGCCATACGATTTGCACAAGAAGTCAAAGCACAAACTATCGTCTTGGAAAATGTCCCAGGACTTTTATCAAGCAACAACGGTCGCGATTTCGGAGTCGTCATCTCTGCAATGGCCGACGCAGGGTATCGCCACATTGAATGGCGAGTTTTGGATTCGCAATTCTTCGGAGTCGCCCAACGACGCCGTCGTGTCTTCATTGTCGGAAGTACTACAGACCGAAGCGGACAGCCGATACTCGTTGAGCAAGAAGGCTTGCGAGGGCATTCTACGCAGGGCAGAACGACGGGGCAAGACGCTACCGGAGAAGCTCCACAAAGCTCTGTTGCGCGTATGCGAGGCTTCGGAGATTACGCAATAGATCAAACAGCCTCTGCTCTCAAAGCACGAGATTACAAAGATGCCACTGACATTGTTATCGACGGCTTTACTCCATCATCCTTCGCCAACTACCAAGAGGGTGCTGGCACCCTTCGTGCAAATGGTGGTGACTTGGGGGGGGGGCAGCGAAATATTGTTGGTACGCTCCAAGCCAGAGACTACAAGGGCGTAGGTAACCAATATGTCGCAGAGAATAAACTCGTAGTAGAATGACCATTATCATGCGTAATCGTGAAGGCAAAGCTGGCGGCGGCAAAGGCCCAATGCTAGGAGAGGATAAGTCATTTACCTTGGCAACCTTTAATGATCAGACCCTATTCTTAGAAACAAATGTACGCCGCTTGACACCAGTGGAATGCGAAAGACTGCAAGGCTTTCCTGACGACTGGACAGCCGAACAGGCAGATAGCAACCGCTACAAGCAGATGGGTAACGCCGTTACCGTCAATGTAGCCCGATGGATTGGCTCTCGCTTATGACAACCATTGCCGCTATTCAAGGCCCTGATTGGGTTGTCGTTGCTGCTGATTCGCAATCCTCTGGCGAGGATGGCTTTGCCATCAACATCCCAGACGGTAAAGTATTTAAGAACAGCAACATAGTCTTTGCTGGTGCTGGTGCGGTGCGAGGCATTAACCTGCTTCAACATGACTTCGCACCACCGGTCATTAACACCAAAGACACGGACAAGTATGTGACTCGCCAGCTTATCCCAGCTATTCGTCGCACCTTTGCTGAGGCTGGCTATGAGATTAGCAAGACTGACGCCGCTGTGGAGAATGACAACATCTGGATTGTCGTTGTCAAGGGTCAGGTCTATCGCATCGACGAAGACTATTCATGGGAGCGTACCGTCAATAACCTGTATGTTGCTGGTAGCGGAGAGCAGTTTGCTCTCGGCGCCATGGAGGCACTAACCAATGGCACGATGGTAGATGACCTTGCCAAGGCTAAGAAGATTGCTACCAAGGCTATTCAGATAGCCAG